AACGGACTCAATCTTTACCTGTGAGGTGTCACGGAAAACACGAAGTTCACCAGTGTACAGACCAAACTCATCCTCTACGATTTCCTCAATCTCAACCATGTCATCAGACAAGACTGCATCAAGTTCCTCTTCGGTTAGGTCTTCGACATACTCTAGGTAACTATCAGTCTGCTGTTGCCAGTAAACTTTGGCTACCCCTGCCCTTGCAATTAAGCCATCATGGATGACTGTTTGCATCACCTCGAACAAGTTGTTTTGACGGTGGAGGACGTAGTCGGTGTACTCTGTACAAACTTCAGCCATCATTACGTCTTCTGGTCCTTGCGGTGAGAAGCGTAAGGTGCGGTTGCCTGTACTGAATGTTTCGAGAAGTGCAGCCTTCATACTTTCTACAGCATCGTAGACGTCCTGAGACACGTACTTACTGTTTCCGTCATGCACTGGTTTCGGAAGTTTTGCCGAGTAGTAGTCCATGACACGCGCACGTTCACGGCTCAGTTCACTGTCGGCATATCCTATCGACATTCGTAGGCTACTATCTACGATTGAGACGATTTTATCGTCATCAAGTTCTTTAAGTTCTTTCATCGTTAAACCATCTCAATATATAGATCATCGACTGCCTCTATTGGTTCCCAAGCACCCTCATGGATGTGGTTGGCTAATGCCAAACTCATTACACAGTCATCGAAGCATCCAGACTCCGCTTCCATGCCACCAGTGTTATTCACGATGTATGTCAGCATCTCTCGGATAGTTACTTTGTCGTTGAGTTCGATAGTTCCCTCACGAACCGCAGCCCTAAGTTCATCAATGACTAAAGGCTTGGTCTTGGCTGTGGTGGTAAATCCCAACTTTACGGTCTCTTTGTCCGTTAGTTTGTCTACCTGTATCTCAGTGTAGAAATTAGGGTACGCCATGTCTTTACCGAGGCGTGTACACGTGAGGATACCGTGACTGTTGTTCTCTACGATAATCAAAGCAAAGTTAAAGAACTCGCCTAGTCTGAAGAGAACCTCAGCAAAGTAATCTGGGTGTACTTGCGCACGATAAGTTGCGACCTGTCGTTTCTTACTGTCCAAGACTTGCGCCACGGACCAGTCTCCACCTCTGACACCCATCGCAACGTCAGCACCGATTGTGTATCTCTCGCCTGAGTCATACTTACGGAATAAGGTGAGTTCACCTCTGACATTCTCTAGCCACTCTTCGCCCTCTAGGGCCAAGTTTGCTACAGGGTCTGGTGTGTCACCTAGACGTTCCTGAAGTGCCTCTGGGTTGAACACAGGGCGACCTGTGGTCAAGAAGGCTTCTTCTGGTTCTGCTGGGTATTCTTGTTTGAAGAGGTCGATGCCGTTCTGGGCAATCTTGCGTCTACGGAACATAAGTTGACTATCGTCTAACTCATACTTCTCACACAACTCTTCCTCTTCAGGTGTACGCTCGAAGTTCTCTGGGACATTCTCACGGTACTCAGGGTCCATAAACCAAGGTATGAACACTGGTGTGTAACCGTTAGTGCCTTCTACTGCACCTTTCCAAAGGTCGTAAAAGATACCAGAGACACCATTAGCGGTACTCTCAACAAAGATAGCCGTACCCTTTTTGTTAGGCACAGCCTGTGTGAGACCGTTCCAGTTTTCAAGTGCTGTAGACTTCGACCAGAACGCAAGTTCCGAGGCGTGTACGTGCGTAAGCGTCTCACCTCGACCAATGCTCTCACCACCTGCCGTAGCAACCACATACGAACTATCCAAGACGTCAAAAGTGAGTTCTCGACGTGATGAATACTTGGTGTGTGGCTTTAATAAATCTGGGCAGTTCTCGTGGTAACGCTTGGTCATATCGAACAAGGCTCTCGTACTGTCGCTGTGGTGCGTAATCACCATTGCCTTACACGCTTTGCGCTGGGACACGTTGTGATACAGGTAACCACCGACATAGGTAGACAGACCTTGCTGTCGAGCCTTGAGGATGATGATACGGACTTTACCTTCGTCTGCTAATTGCTTCTCAACTGCCTTTTGTAAAATGCGCTGGGCAGGTTTGAGTTTCAAAGGGCTGATGTCGCCATCTTTGGTTCTAATCTTGAGTGCAGATTTGGCGTAGAAAGTGAAGTCGTCGTAGAGACGCTTGCGTACTTCTCTAAGTTTCTGATCCATCTTGCTCTTCTTCGTCATCGCTAACTAAGAGCGACTCCAAGAAGGCTTCAGCCTTGCCAATAGTAACTTCGCTCTTTGCAGCGGGTTTTGTCTTAGTAAAGTCCAAGACCATACGCGCGGCGGTCAAGCGGTCACGGTTTTGCCCCGGCTCTCGCATGATTTCTACGGCTGCTTTTAGAGCCTCGACTGCGTATTCGTCATCAATGTTGTTATCTTTGGTCATCTTAGCAACAATCCTTTCGGCGTCTTTTTTCGCCTGTTCTCTGATTGGTGTAATGGCTTCCAAGGTGTACCCATCTGGTGTCCCTTTAGGACGTCCCGCATTCTTACGCTTTTTGGTTGACCACTGCTTTCTTAGGGCGCGACCTTCCTCGGTTTCCATCAGTTTTGCGAAGTAGTTTACCTTCCCCGCCTGATGGCCCTTCTGCGGCATCGTTAGTTCCTTTTTGGGACTCTTCTTTCTTGGGTTCTTGGGTGCGCCCATTACTTTTTACTCCTAATAGACTTCCGATGATTTCAAGTGTCTCTGGACACGCCTTGCAAAACACAGGGGCTGGTAGTTGTGCAGCCATCTCTCGCAAGATTAAATCTTTTTGGGCCTTCGTCAGTCCAGATGACTTCACAGCCTCAATGCTTTGCAGCAAGGGCATCAAGTCAAAAGCGGTTTTATTCATGGGTTTGCTCTCTTTGGGGGTTGTGGATGCCCCCGAAGGGACACCCTATGCTGTTAAGACACCATCAGGCATGGGTGGTTCTTCATCACCACCAGCGGCAGCGACTAGACCCATTGCCATAGCGACAGCGAGTATGGTTGCGAATGGATGTGAGTAGAACAGAATCTTACCGTTGTTCGCTTTGTCGAACTCAGCCTTAATCATCTTAGTGTTGATAGGCATAAGTTCTTTAGCGAGACGTGGGTTCATCAGGTACAACCACATTGGGTCAACTGAAAGTTCCGAAGTGTCGTTTGTGTACTGACGGAAGTTACGAAGACGATTTCTGAAACTTATGATTTTATCAGTATCATTATTCTTCGTTGCTTTGTTCAGTTCATCCAAAAGGTAGTTTAGTGAAGGACGTGGAGCCTGAGTTTCACTCGGATTACTTTCGAGATACGCCTTACCTGCCTCCTGAAACGCAATAATTTCTTTGATTGCAGGGTGGTCCTTTCCTTTGGACTCAAGAATCGGCTTCATGACAGAGAAGTTGTAACTGTTCAAACCTACTTGGTCATAAGAACCAGTGACTTTGTTATTTACACCACCAAGTCCGAAACGGCCTTCACCATCCATGTTACCTTGTGTGAGCGAGTGGCCCATCTCATGCAGCAAAGAGTGTAGTGACTTTAGTGTCGTTATCTTTTCGCCTTGGTAAGAACCTTTCGGCCTAATTGCGAACACCTTACTTGCAAAACCCTTCATGTTCGGGTTCCAAGCGTGTACTGCCATTGTACCTTTACCAGACTTGGTTTCTTTCTGTAGTGCAGTGCCGCTGTTCATCATCTTAGCAGTGATACCAAGAAGTTGTGCAACTTCGAGTGCTGTGTCTACGTCTTGGATACCGTTCTCGTACTTAGAACCCTTCTTACCAATCTCAATAATTGCTTTGGCTTCAGGTATGTTCTTCTTTACGGCTGGTGTCGTCGGCTTTTTGACCTTTTTGGGTTTAGGATCGGGGCTGACCAATGGAGGCTGGGCCACTTGTGTGGGTCCAGTTCCAGTTTGTCCGCTTTGCCCTCCTGTATCTCCTGATCCACTTGGTCCAACAACTGGCGCAGGTGTGGTGGGAGGGGTTTGATCTGGTCCTTCATCTGTCTTCTTTGCCTTTGGCTTTGCCTTAGATGCTTTGGCCTTAGTTGCCGCTTGCTGCATCTTGATCCTATTTAGATAGGGAACAAGGTACTTATCTGCAAGTGACATGGATGTAAGGCTTACACGCGCACCATCTACAATCTCAGTCGCTTTGAACACAGGATCGGAACCTAGATTCAACCCAAGTTCGTCTAGTGCCTTAGTCAACACTGCACGGTCTGATGAATTTATGCTCTTGTCGCTATTCATTCCGTCACGGAGTGACTTTAAGAACGCCTTGTTAGCATCAATACCATCCTGAACGGCTGGTGAACGTGGTGCAACTGGTATTGTAGGCGGTGCAGTACCTTGAGGTGGAGTCTGTTTGTTACGTGCCTGATTTGCTATTGCAGTCTTTACGATACTAATGACCTCATTAAGAGGCTTGCCAGACATATCAGAACGTCCTGTTTCAAGTATCTTAAAGTATTTCTGTATGTTTCTTCGGCGTTTTGAACTGCTTGTTTTTGACGCTGCTTCATCTAAGATACTTTTGACCGCTGCGTCCACCTCTGATGGTGAGCGTTCACGAACAAACAAAGGGTCTACATCGCTTATTGCTTGGAACACGGCTAAACGTGGTGCAGGTTTGTCTGGTCTACCTATAGGATACTCACCAGACTTATACATGCGTACATTTGCTGCTGCTACGTCATCAGCCTCTTGCTTCTTACGTGCTTCCACACGCGCTTTCGCTTGTGCCTTCAGACGTGCTGTACGTCCTTCGACTGCGGGACCAGTAGGGTCTGCTAGACCTTCTCGACCTTTGTTCTTCTTGATGAACGTGTTGAGTTTCGATCTGCGTCCTGTGATTGCGTCGATACCACGACCTGCAATGACCGTAGGAATCTGGACAGCCAAAGACTGACCACCAGTTGCAAGGGCTGCACCAGTGTTGATGTTACCACCAATGATACCTGCTGGGTTATACGCACGTCCAAAGGATGGAAGTGGGATAAAGGTGTCAGTGAACTGCGAGATACCGCCTTTCAGACCACCAGAGTAGACTTCCGTTACAATATTAGACTTACGAAGTGCATTTAGTAACGCTTGTCCTTCTTTGGTGTTACCTACAGTATCGTTTACAAAGTCGAGGTTCTCTTTGGTGACTGTAGTGGACACTTTGTTACGCGCTTGGCGTAGTGTCTCTGCAAATTTGGCTTTGGTTGCCGCATCTGCGTCCTTTAGCACCTCTTTACTCAAGACCTTGTAGTTAGCGTCAATCTCTTCACGCATTTTACTACGTGCAGCATTTAGGACAGCATTCGCACCCTTCTGTGACGATGGGTCGATGTCCTTAATGTTGAAGCCTTCGTCTGTAGCAATCTCTTGGAACATACGTGCTACGTCACCTGCCGCCTGATCTGTCTCAGGGTCTAGGGACTCACGTGGTTTCAACACACGTTCACCAGTCTTGCTTACCGTCGAGATGCCGACATTAGCTGCACCAGATACTGTGGCACCAATGGCTGCTGCGTCACCGATACGGTCTACGACTTCTTGAGGTACATACTCGCCGCCTTGGACTGCTGTACCACCAATAATCAAGCCTTCCTGTCCAGCCTCTTGTAAGCCTTCACGGATAACCTTGAGTGTAGCACCGCCGCCTTTGAGTGGCGTAAGTTCTATGAGACCTGAGGCAATCGCTGTTGCTAGGTCAGTACCAGTCGCGGTTGGGTCGAGACCCTGTTGTTCCTTTTCGTCTCGTGTAGCACCAAGAGACATTGTGGAACCTGCGATTGTACCTGCTGCGGCAAGACCTGCACCCACGACAGGTGCTGAGGTTGCTGCTAGACCTGCTCCTACAGATGCTGCGACACCCGCACCGACTTGTGGGGCAGCCTCAGTTGCACCGTAGAGCAAAGAGCGACCTGCGTCTGCGTAGTCGCCCTCACGGATGTTCTTGACGATACCGTCTGCGCCTTCAGGGCGTTGGTAGGTGGATGCATCTAGTTCCGCTTGGTTGCGCTGGGCGACATCTGCACCATACTGCTCGACATCCTCCATACCAGTGAGTTCACCGATACCTTGGATGCCTTTGCCAAGCATCTTTTGTGCATTGTCTACACCGTAGCCTAAAGCACCGCCTAGGCTTTCGTCTGGGCCTTGAGTTGCTTGTGGTTCAGGCTGTGACTGTTGTTGCTGTTCAAGCTGGGCCTGTAAGGCAGCCAACGCGCCTTCTTTGTTCGGACCTGTGATTTTGAACTTACGTCCATCAGGTGCCGTAATCATGAATGTTGGCATACCTTAGCCTTCCTATTCTGAAACCTGTTCGACAGTGTAGTCCGCAGGGTTGAATGTCTGGTTAGTTGGTCGCTGAGTGACTGGTACCGTTGCGCCTTGAGACAGACGTTGCTGTACGCGCTGTAGGGCTTCCATGCGGTCAATAATCCACTGTTCCCAGATTGCTTCGTCTTGCCAGTTCTTTGGGGCTGGGTCTAAGAACAACTTCATCTCAGCGTTAGAGATAGCACCCTTAGTTTCAGCAACACGTAGAAGAGCATCGTCAACTTTGACGCGCTGTAAGATAAGGCGTCTTGCGGCGTCTTCGTCACCAGTGAAGTTATCAACTAGAGACTTTGCGATACCACCGATACCAGTTAGGTTACCACCTGCTGCACGGCTTTCACGGATTGCTGTAAGTGCGTCTTGGTAGTTAGACATCGCTGCATTTGTAGCAGTAAGTACTTCACCGTCTTTCTTACCGCCTTTACCACCTGCACCTTTGGCACGTAGTCGAGCCATCTCCATTTGACGCTTCTGTTCCGCTTCAGCCATCTTACGTGCTTGCTCACGGTTTTCGTCTTGGATACGTCCGTACTCTTGTGTCGCTGCACCAATACCATCGCCTTTCAGCGCACCTGAGTACATTGCGCCACCAATGCGGATCAATGCCTCGTTACGGTCAATCAGCATCTGTGGCATCATAGAGCCACGTGCGTTGCTTGTCTTAGGACCAGATGAACTTGTGATACTACCTGCACTTAGTGCGCCTGTAGAACGCGTTTGAGCACCAGACTTCAACACAGGTTCGGGTTCCGTAGTGGTAGTTGGGGCTGCGGGTTGCGTTGTGTCTACTAGGACAGGCTGCTGTGGCAAAGGTGCCATTGTCGGGTCGCTGTAGTCAACGTCAGGCACGACACGCGGGGCCAATACAGGGGCTGCGGGTTGCGCTGGGTCTACGACTGGCGGTGCAACTGGATCAGGGATGTTTGCCTGAAGTAATGCTGCGGCCTGTACGTTACCTGCGTCCGCGAGTTCACGTAGTTTCTCTTTTGATAGTGTACCTAAGTATGCATCACTGCGAACAGGGTCTTGCATGATAGGTGCAACAGGCTCAATGTTTCGGTTCATGTCACCAGATAACACAGGGTTTGTGTTCAGGTCGTTGCCAGCGTTGATAAAGTCTTGGACACTGTAGTCTTCGTATCCTGTAGGTACTGGTGCAGCCGCTGGTGCTTCCTCGGGTGGGAAATACGGATTCGGCTGTACATTTAAGACAGGATTTTGCTGACTTGGGTTTGTCTCTGGAGAAATCTCACTCGGCTTTATGCTTAACATAGGACTAGGTGTGCCTACAGAGCCATATAGACGTGCAATGTTGTCTTTTGCGTCCTGAGGCATCTGGTTATACAACTCTTTAGTCATATAGCCGCCAAACGCCTCTTGGAACTTAGGGTTT